GTCTTCCAAAGTAATTACAATCCAGGCTCGGTCGCTGGCACTTATTTCGATCAAGGCATGCAAAGCCTGGTCGATCTAGGCAACAAGTACCCCGACAACGAAACCATTGGCGGCATGGTTGTTGGCACGCAAGCCGACGCAGCAAGGACTCAGATAAATACCGGCCTTGCACTTGGTTACAACCAAGCAATGTCCAGCCACCTGGCCAACCTGCAGCAGGGCATGGAAAACCTGAAAACAGGTAACACCTTGAAGTTGATGGGAGCAGAAGGCCGAATTGCGCAGGATCTGTATCGCACTCAAGGCGAGCAACAGCGACTGGGTATTAAGGAGACAGGCGCACAGCAGCGACTAAATATCGGCGCACAAGGTACTCAGGACCGTCTCAACATCGGAGCTCAAGGCACACAAGATCGGATGAATATCCGTGAGACCGGATCAGAACAGCGCAAGGGTATCGTCACTGCTGGACAGCAAGAGCGACTGAATATCGGCAAGCGCTTCCAGGAAGAACGCAATATGCGAGCTGATGCACGAGGAGCCATCCGCTCCATGGGTGCCCGATTCTTCGGTTAATGGCAAAACAGATCGACGAGCAGATCCAGAGTTTTCTGGCAGCGCTCGACAACTCTCATCGCGAGGGCTTTCTTGCCTACGCAGAAAATACATACAGCGTCTACGAAATCTGGCTTTACGCATGTGTACTTGGGTACGACGGTAGTTTCCCCGCCTTAGAAAAATGGATCAACAGGACTTACCCCAAGCTGAACCGCAGGGAGATCATGCTTGCGGAAATTGTCAAACTGGAAGGCGACATCGACTTCCTAAGGCAGCAGGTTCAGGCGGACCTCATCAAGGCAGATGCAGCTGCGACCCGGATTGCACACCTGAGCAAGGAGCTGCGTGGTCATGTTGTCGAGGTCGACAAGCTGACTAAAGGGCTTGATCGTCGTGGATTGATCATGGCTGGCGCTGACAAGGTCATGCGTGATCTGCGCACGGTCTTCAAATCCTCAGAGGACGTACTGCCTGCCCTGGAGTTGGCGTTTGATTCCATCTGGGCAGATCTTTGCGAAGAGAAGTAATGGCCTCAATCAACAAGCCAATCAAACAGATGCTCGCAGATCCGCGAGTCAATATCCCGGCCACCATGCTTGCCCAGGCAGATTTATCGGCCTACGGCAACACACTGGACGAGAACCAGTACGAAAAAGGCGATGGCCGGTTAATCCTTGAATCAATCATGGCCGCACTTGGCGGTGGCGCTGGAGCGGTTGCTTCAAGAGAGATTGGACGGGTCGCTCCGGAAGTAATCCGCGCAGCCGTTCCCAAGCGCAATCGGGTAATGATTCGAAGAGCGCTTGCTAATAATCCAGAGATTGACAGGCTTCGTCAAGCAGCGCCAGCACTCACTGCAGTCCTCGCTTCAGGTACGGGCGCAGGTTTAGCAGGTGGTGTTCTGGCTCCATTTATCGCAAGCAACTTAAATGCTCTAGGCGTCCCTTCAATGTCTGGCCGCCAGCAGGACTATTACGAAGAAGATCAACCTGCGATGTCCCAACAAGAGCTCGCTGCAATCGCGCAAGCAATAGCTGACGCAAGCTGAGGATTTAAGGCAGAAAATTTCTGACAACTAAAAACGGCTGATCCCTAGGGGACGCCTCTTAAAACTGGATAGATTCGCAAAATGGCAGGAAGCTCAATCTCCCAAGCCAAGATGCGGTCAGCAAAGGCTGCAGCTAAGGCAATCGTCAAGAAGCAGATCGAGGTTGAAGTCCCCCCGCATGTCACTAAGGCACGCGAGAACTTTGGCTACTTCTGTGAGTTGATGGGAAAGAAACCCGCTCGACATATGCGCGAGTGGCACAAAGTATTTCTCACAGGGCAGAGCAATGAACACCTATTGGATGTTGCTGGTCCGAATACCTGCTTGCTCAGCCCTCGCGGATCGGCGAAATCCACAGTGCTGGGTCTGCTCCTCGGCTGGTTGATTGGGCGACATGCGATTGCAAAGACACTGCTACGGATCCTCTATGTTTCGTACAACGTCGATGTGGCGCGGAACAAGAGCGCGGCGATCAAGAACCTTATCTGCTCGAAGGAATACCAGGAGATATTTCCGTGCGTTCGACTATCCAAGACGCGAACGTCGGATGAGCTGTGGAGCATTGACTGGGATTTTGCAGAGATTGATGTCCGTGGTGAGGATGCTTTTACGGTTGCCTGCGCTGGCCTTAAGGGCACTATCACCTCGAAGCGGTCGTCATTGATCGTTGTGGATGACGCGATCAAGAGCGCAGCCAGTATTGCCAATCCCGACATCAGGCGGGAGATGGAAACCAACTGGACAAACGTGATCGTGCCAACCATGTTCCAGGGGGCTCGTGCTATCGCGCTGGGAACCCGGTTCCATTTCGACGATCTGTTCGCCACCATCTTTACCGAGAAGAAAGGCTGGAAATGCATCACCCAGTCGGCACTGCATTACGACGATGACGGCAGGCCCAAAAGCTATTGGCCTGAGATGTGGGCAGCGAAATACCTTCTGAAGCTGCAGTCTGACGACAGGGTCGCATTCAGCTACCAGTACCTGAACCAGCCTGTGCGCTCTACAGAGCTCGGTATTTCGCCTGAGCTCTTCATCAAAGGCGAAGTGCCTGATGTCTACGACACGATTGGCGTTGGGATCGACCTCTCGGCTGGTATGACCGAGAGGAACGACTGGACTGTCTTCACGCTCGCGGGCAGGGTCGATGACAAGGTTTATGTCATCGATTACAGGCGAATGCGCTCGATGGGCAACATCGACAAGATCGAGGCTCTTTGCGAGTTGTTGGTCGAATGGAACCTATTAAGCGTCAACGATGAAGGTCAGTATTTCGTCACCGAGTCACCCGTCGTCATCTGGCCAGAAGTTGTCGCCTATCAGAAATCGTTTGAGGGCGACCTCAAGAGGATTCTCTTCAATGAGTGGCAGCTCTACAACCTCTCCATTAGCCCTGTGAAGGGTTTCCGTGGCGACAAACTTGCCAGACTGAGAGGAATTATGGGGTTGTTCGAACATAAGAAAATCATTTTCAACAAATACCGTGACTTCAGCTGCATGGTCGACGAGATCGTGAACTTCGGTCACTCTCCACATGATGACTGCGCAGACTCCCTAAACATCGTCGTACAGGGTCTAATGCGTAGAGGCAAATTACAAGTTGAGTGGAACTAAACTAGATAAATGACACAGGGCACTTCAGACCGTTTTCGTCGCATCTTAGAAGCCGCTCGTAAAAGAGAGGGCTCTTCTGGGGTTGACACGATGATTGTCAACAGCCATCTCTCGCAGATGAAGCTGTTTATGTTGCGACAGGGATTGGAGTTTTATCCCGCGCAAGATACTTTTGGATTCCGCAAGGATTTCCTCAGCAAGCTCATTGAGGACAATGAGGTTGATACGCGCCTCGAAGGTGTTGTTGACGACTTCCTGATTGACGGCAAAGGCCTCTGGTATTTCCGTCCGGTGCGCGACAGCTACCGGATCATGTGGTTTAGCGCTGACAACTACAGGGCTTACTACGACGCTATGGGTGAGCTCGAAGAGGTCGAGCTGATCTATAGCTTCTCGGTTCGAGAGTCTGCCAACACCCCGATGACGGGGCCAGCCGACAAAACAGGCAGCATGCGCTATGTGAAGCTGCGCGTGCGCAAGGACGAGATCAAGGAGTCGATCAGCAGCGAGAAGCCTTCATTTGATCCAGGCTCCGCAAACATCGCTTACTCCGCGAGCAAGACCCGCACGTTGACGAACAGCCTGGGATTCATCCCAG